AGTAAAAAAACCTTGTCCAGGGACAATTACTGAAGTACCACTAACAAATCCAGTTGTATCTAAAGCGCATACCGCATTTAAATTTGGATAAGAAGGAAGATTATTTGAAAAATTAGAAAAATAATGGCTCATATCAGACATTCCTTGTCATATATATATAATTATTCTAACATAATAAAAATAAATTAACAATATTTTTTTATTAAAAATATATTGTTAACTTTTACAATTTTACAATATAAGGTAAAGATAATGTTGGTTGATATTGATTTGTTTGAGATACAAAAGCATTAATATTTCCAAATGTATCTACTTGTGCAACATTAAATCCGCCATTTGTCCAAGTAAATCCAGGTTGTGGATTTCCTAATCGTGTTTCCCCTTGCTGTAAATGAACATGGGGACCAATTTCTGAATTAATTTGTTGATGATAAGCTTCGCCAAAAAAATCTGCCAATTCATTAGGAGAAGCTGTTTCATTATAACTAATTGTTTGAATTCCTGTTCCTGCTGTTGTTAATGGAAGAATAACAGGCGCACTTCCTGTTGGCCCTCCAATTGCATTTGATAATGTAGTTGCTAATTGAAAATGTCCTAAAGTAGATGTGGCAATAATATAATAAACAGTTGAAATATTTAAAGGAGCGGGTAACGTACCTGTTGTAGAAAATTTAACGGGTTTTCCTGTATATAAATTTTCTGAACCTAATAAATCCATTATTAAAATATTACTAACACCATCAGTTGTAAATTGAAAAGAAAAATTTAATGACCCAATATTTGATATAGTTCTTCCAGAAGGAAATGGAAATGCTAATTGATTATTAGCATCAAAATCTGCCTCAGCCGTTGCCCCTCGAACAATTGGAACGCCTGATGAATTATAAATAGGACAACGAACATTATTACAAGCTGTCCAATAAAATAAAAATAACGATTTTGCTTCTTGATTTGCATAAATTGTTGCATTACTTGATGGATTTCCAATAGTTCCATTTTGAAATGGAATCCATGTTCGAGGAAGATTTGTTAAATCTTGCCATAATTGAAGTGCGCCTGTTTTACCGGTTGTTGTTAAAGTACTTTGTTGTTCTTCTACAGTTAATTGATAAAAAGGCTGTACCGAATTAGTTTGTGTTAATTGATAATCGGAAAGTCCAATATTAAATGTTGAATTTAAAGGCATTCGAATTCTAATAATTAATCGGCTTCCATTTTCAATATTTTTAGATGCCATAGAAGGAATTGCAATTACTCCTTGAAATTGTTGAAATTCATTAGTTAAATTGCAATTAAAACCAAATGTTACAACATCGGCTGATCCACCAACGCCAAATTGCTGAACCGCCTCTACAACTAAAGTAATAGGTGCTCCGCCTATTGATTGCGCCCAAATAGAAACAGCAATACTTTCATTACTAAATGTACGCACATTATCATAAGGTTGATAAATATATTTATAAGTTTCGCCGCCAGTTCCAGCATTTGAACAAACATATTGTAGCCAATAAATCGAATCATTGTCTGGAAATAATGTAGCTTCTGCAAAAGTTTGGCGCGTAATAATATCTGTCCCATTGTTATTATTTTTTGTAAAAAACCATTCATTTGCAATTTCAGTATAACCAACGCTTGGCATAACAGAAACATTAAACGTTGCATTTTCATCTATTGAAATTCCATTTTGGCCCCAAGAAGCTAAATCCCAAAAAGTAAATTGTGCATTTCTTCCATGATTTAAAACATCACCTCGTGAAACAGGTTGGCTTCCGCCTCCAGAAGTAGCATTAAAATTATCAAGTACGTACATTAAAACACCTATTGCATTACGAATTTCAAGATAATAATTGTCATTTAAATTTGATTGGTTAATTGCAAAATAAATTAATGCTTTACCGGTGTTGTCTAAAACAATTGGATTTGGAAGTGCAAAATTTCCTGTCCAGTCGGTATAAGTAGGTTTATAAACCGAATGATCTATAGAAGAATAAGTGGTAATTTTTCCATTAGATAATGGAATTATATAAGTCTGTCCTTCAGTCGTTATATATTGTTTTTGAATTCCTGGCGTTGTAATATCAACAGGTATTCCCGCCATTGCATTATCATAACTTGTTGCTAATTGATAATTATTTAAACCAATAACAATAATATAATAAGGAACACTTGGACTTAATGGACTTGGCAATGTATTGTTAGTGCTTAAAGTTACCGATAACCCCGTATAATAATTAGGATTAATGTTGCAAGTAATTGTATTTGTAACCGTATTAACAGTAAATTGAAAAATAGAAGGGGAAACTAAAGAAACAAAGTCTTGAAATTCTTGCCAATAAGGTTTTGGTGCTGCAACGTATGAATAAGTCATTTTTATCTTCCTTAATTTTAAAATGTGACGTCATGTCACAGGTTATTTCTGATAAGTATTTATTAATCCTGACAATAAAGCATTTAATTTTTGAGGAGAATTTTTTGCCATAGCTTGAAGAACGCTAGGAGTTATGCCATTATTTTTTGCAACGTAATTAATAAAAGAAGGATTTTCTAATAAACGTGCGCCCCCATGACCTGCTGCAATTGCACCTGCTAAACCAGTTAATCCACCTGCAATTCCACCAGGAATACTTCCCTTGGATAAATCTTTTCCTTGTTGGTATCCAGCATATGCAGCACCACCTCCAAGCCCTAATGCTCCCAAAGTTCCTGAATTTAAACCACGAGCGCCCGTATTTGGTCTATTTAAAACATTATTTCTTGTTTCAGCGGTGCTATCATATAATGATTGTAAATTGTCTAAAGAAGACTTTGAATTGGGAAAAAGTGTTTTTTGTGTAATAGGATTTTTTAAAGCTTTATAAGCATTAACAATATTTTGTGCAGTTGGAGTTATAGCCCCCGTATTAGCATCGGCCGGCGCATTTGACAAAAGATAAGCAATTCCGGGAAGCTCTCTTAAATCCTCGCCATTTTTTACTAAAGGAATATTATTAGCACTTTTTGGCATAACATCAACAAACTTTTTAGCCAATGCTGGATTACTTAATGCGCCTCGTTTAATTAATGTTTTTACATATTCTTGGCCAGTTAATGGGTTTCCTTTAGAATCTACGTCAAGCCCCTTATAAGGAACAACATTATTTTTATAATATTGTTGCGCATTTTTCCATGAATTAATAGCATTTAAAATTTGAGGGTCTTTATTTCCCGTAAGTTCCGATGATAAATTCATGGCATTATCAAAATCATTTCGCAACCCCCCATTTAATTGATTAAGAACATGTGAATCAATATTATCACTTTGATTATTTCTTGATAATTTATTCATTCGCTGAATAGCTTTTGAGGTATTTTCAAAACTTGGAAAATTACTTCCAGCTCCTGAATTAATTGCATCATTTAATACATTTATTGTCGATTGATTGTATTTTAAACTAGGAAAATCTTTAGATAATTGATTATTTTCATCCAATAACTGTTGCGCTTTAGAGCTATATTCGGCAGGATTAATATTAATTCCTGAATTTTTAGCTTTTAAAAAAGATTCATCATACATTTTTTCCGCATTATTTTTTATGTCGCCAATTCCTTTTTTAAAACTTTCAGAAACAGTATTAAATAAATTTTCATGATTTGATATTTTTTCTCCTGGAACAGAAGAAACCCCCTCATCTAATTCAGGAAGCATTTTATTAGCAATATCTGATGCGCGTTGATTCAGACTTTTTTCTGTATCAATTACTGATCCTTCAACCCCGGATAAAGGAAGTTTTCCCATTAAATCGGTATAAAAACTACTTAAAGCTGGAGAACCAACCACATCTCCCGCTTGCATGGGTACAGATGCCATTGCAGGTTCATTTTGTGCACTCATTGTTGCTTGAATTTGTTCAGGAGTTTTTCTAACGCCACCTTTTAAAAGAGATGACATGCCGGCCCCTAATGCTCGACCTACCCCACCACCAAAGGTTCCAGCTGCTGTTTCAATAAGGGGGTGATTTTGAGATTGAAGATATCCTATTCCTCCACCCAATGCAGAATCCGCCAATAATCCAATTCCTAAAGTTGGAGCTAACCCACCAGTAAAGGCATATAAAGGCATTGTTTCAGCCATATTTCCAGTAAATTCACCTGCCCCATAATAATTTGGATGTTGTTGAACTGAACTATTATTATCAAAATTAACACCGGGGGCTTGTAAATTTGTGCCAAAAATTTTATTAACTGCGGGCGTTAATAATTTTTGATTAATACCTTGCCCTAATTCGCTTCCGCCTTTTAAAACGCCTAATCCAAATGATTGCATTTTAGGTAAAAAATTATTTTGATCAGGAATTAAAGCGATGTTATTATAAGCTGAAGAATTATCTATTAAATCAGTAGCCTTTAAATCTGAAAATGAAATAGCGGGAGAATTAGCCGATGAACTAGTAAGATCATTTTTAGCAGCATTAATTACCCCCAAATCACTTGGATTAATATCATTAAAACTTACGTATTGATCATTAGCCATTAGGATTTCCACCTATTTTTTTTAATACTTCTTTTTGAATATTAGGCGAAAGATTAGAATACCAATTTTTTAAAACCCCATTAGATTTATCCTGAGACGATACTTTTGGCAAAGAAACATAATATCCTTGATTGGGATTTCTTAATGATTGCAAGGCTTCTGGTGTAGTAAATGGTTGATAATCAGTTGCCCAAGAAGTAGATTTTCCATTTTTTTCGTCAAAATAATTTCTTTGATCTCTAAATTCATTATATAAAACATTTTTTTCAGTTGGCGTAATTCCGGGATTATTATTTTCAACTTCATTTAAAAATTGTTGATAAGTTTTATCTTGATTTATTTTTGATTTATAAAAATTAATTAATTTTTCTTTAGCAGCAGGTTCTAATTTTCTACTAAGCCCTTTACTAGCTGCCGCTAAATTGTTATCTTGATTAGTTATATGACCCGAGCCAGCAATAGATTTTGCAATTGAATTTTTTAAATTATTTGCGGCAATATCGGTTAATTGTTCTGCACTTTTATCACCTGGCGTTAAAGCAATACTTGAAGAAATTTGGTCATCTCCAATTGCCGGTCCTTTTAAATTACTTTTATTATAATTTTCATCAAACATATTAGCCCAATATTCTTGATCAATTAAATTTTTTTGATTAGCTGCAGCATCTGATTGCATTGTAGTATTCATATTAGCGTTATTAATTGCTGCTGTATTAGCGCCTGCTTGCCCTGCTTGTAATTGCTGCATAAAAGAAAACCGTTGCTCTGGAGTCATTGTTAATAATTTATCTTGAAGACTTCCTGCTGTAATATTTGTAGCGCCTGGCGCTGCTTGAATTGATGGAACGTTGCTTGCTGAAACAGGATTTGGAGGATTTCCGCCGACTTGCACTCCTGGAATTGGATCATTAATATCACCCGAATTAGAATTTCCAAAATCTCCAAAATTGTTATTTCCTGTATTTTGTGGCAAATTATTTACTGAACCATTTTTAGCATAATTATCCAATTGAGCCATGGCGCGAACAGTTGGGTCTGTAAATTGATCGTTGTAAGCTTGCGAAATTCTACTTGGCGTAACTCCACTGGTTAAATTAGCATTTGCTTGTGCATTTGCAGCATTAGCATTTGTTAATCCCCCTTGAGCTTTTAATAAATTTAATTTAGCTTGCAAATTAGGCGTAACAAATGGCAAACCCATTTGTTGAGCCTGATTATCCATTCTATTTTTTTGCCATTGTTGAAAATTTAAATAAGGTTGAGCAAAACTATTTGCTTGGTTTTTACCTTGATTGGCAAAAGCAGCCAAATCTGCCAATGATAAATCCGGCATATATAATCCTTAAATTAAAAAAAACTTGAAAGTGCTTGCCCAGCAGATCCTAAAAAATTACCTATACCACTAGAGCGAGATTGATCACCATAAGCTCTAGCCATACCTTGATTTTGATGAGCATTACCAATTTCTGAACCTGTATTCATATAATTATTAGAAAGCTGGTTGCTTGCGTTATACCCATTTTGCATGGCAGGATTAAAACTATTTTGAGCGCCGCTCATTAATCCCATCATATTGTTAAAATATTGTTGTTGATCTTGAGAGCTAATATCATTAGCCATATTCATAAGTCCTCGTTGATTAGCGTTTGAACCAATCATTCCGCTTGCAGCTGCCGCATTTTCTCCAGCATTCATTCCTTGAGCCATATGATAACGAGCCATTGGAGACATTTGATAATTATCCATCCATGTTCCTCCTCCTTGCCCTCCACCTGAAGATAAATTCATACCTGTAGCCTGTGGGGCGCCTCCTCCTTGATAAGTTCCTCCTGGGCCTAAAAGAGGCTTTTGAGAACCGTTTTGGCCCATTTGAGGGTTTTGCATGCCCCCTGGGCCTAACAAACCATTTCTTTGATTACCTGCCCCATAACCCCCACCGCCCATCATCATCATGGCTTGACGCATCATTTCATCACCCATTCCCATATTGCTTTGGGAAGCTTGTTGCCCTTGCTGGATCCAAGGATCTAATGTTTCTTTTGATTTATCTAAATATTTTTGATAATCATCAATTGATTGCCCATATGCATTAGACATATCATTTGCAGCTGATTGCCCACCACCACCAAATACATCATCAAACCAACTCATATTTAATCCTTTAAATATAATTTTAAAAAATTTTAATGGCGCTAATTACGAACTAATAAGACCAAAAGTTTTAAATACTGCGTCTACTCCTGCCGTTCCTGACTGAACACATATCCAGCCTGCAAAACCTCCAGCAATTGGATTTAAATTAAAAATTATATTTCCTTTTGCAAAAAGGCCGGTTGATGGAATCGATTGGCTAAACGTAATATTGCTATAACTGTTTAAAGAAACTTGAACATTGCTAAACCATTTTCTCCAATCATTAGATGGCGTCAAGTCTTTTGATACCATTGGAGCGCGGTTGTTTGGCAAATTAATTTTGTTTTCTGAAACATAACGATTTGCTTGATTGACCATTAACTGTTTCCTTCTTGAATGGTTAAATTAGCGCCCATTAAATAAACACGAACAGGATCATATATTTCAAGTTTTGCAATAAAGCATCGCGTGTACCCTCTTGCAAACCAATACATTCGAGTTTTATATTGACCAATTTTTCCTAAAGTAGCTGGGCACGAATCACTAAATGTATGACCATAATCATAACTAATTGATAAAAAAACTTTTGGGTTATAACCTGAAGGTTTATTTATTGTTGGGTTTGAAAGCCCAACGCCACCTTCAAAATCTACTTCAAATTTATTAATAAAAAATCTTTTATAATTAGGCGAATAAAATTCAGGACCAATTCGAACATATTTTATATTTTCAGCAATAGGATTATTGTTAATATCATAACCACCAAAATTTGTTCTTATTTTCGTAGAAAAATTTAAAATTTCAGGACCTTTTAAATTGCCAATTAAATGCACCCCATTTGGCAAATAATAAGTATGGCAACTTGCTAAAAACATATCGTCATTTAACATAGCCATATTTGTCCAGGCTGGATAACCTTTATCATCAATCATGCTTAAATCAGCAAGCCACGTAACATTTTCAGAAGGAAAAGTAATAAGATAAAAAGAATGTCCATCTTGGTTAAATGAAAATGCAAACGCATTACTTACATCACCATAATTTTGTATTTTCCAATCGACAGAAGGCGTGCTAATCGCAACTGCTTTTCCTCCATCGCTCATCATAATTGAACTAATTCCATTTCTATTTGAACCCAACCAAATTAAAACCCCATCATCTTTTTTTGTAGCATTGCACAAAGATGCGGTAGCTCCAAGGCCATATTCAAAAATGGCATTATTATCGCGAGAGTAAGGAAATTGAGGATAATTTTGATTTACGCCCGCATACCAAGTTTCTGTAATATAATTTCCAAATAAAAACAGTCTTTGATTGACAACCCCCAATCCTTGAAAAGTATCCGCTTTCGCGCTAATTGTTGCACTATTTGGGGCATTTAAAGTTGTCCAACTTGTCGCATCATTAGCATTAGAAACTTGCCAAACGTTTGTGTCGGAATCACAAACAATAAAAAAATCACTAAAATATACGCAATAAAAAGGATTTGGCAAAAAATTACTATTCGTTATTTTTGAAAAAACACCGGTAACAAAGTTATAAACATAACCAGCGGCTCCATCAACAATTAAAATTTGATTAGGGCCACTGGACATGCTTATAAATCCGGATGATGTAGTAATTGTGCCAATAGGGTTAATGTCATATTCTTTATCAAACGTATAAATTCTATTTTCAAGAACCACTAAACCAATTTCTTGATAAGAATAAATTTGTCTTATAGGACTTGTTGTTGCAGGATTAACATTTTTTATTAATTCAGTTCCTGGAGTTGGCGCAAATGCCATATTTTTAACGGCTTTTTGGTCTTCTACTAAATAAAAATTAACCGTTTTTTGAATATCAAATTCTACCGAACGCTCGGGATAAGAAAAACCAATTATTGGATAAGGAATATCAATGGCCATAATAATTAATTTCCACTTACGCCAAAAAAATAACTTCCATAACCAACACGCCTATTATTCATTGATTGAGAAGGTTGCAAAGTTAAATCCATTTTGTTTGATCCCATCATATCAGCCATGCTTTTTTTATACCGCTCAATAAAATCAGGCGAAATATCTTTTCCATACGACATGCAAATATCCATCATTAATCGATATTTAAGACACAAAAGAAAATTGTCTGGGAATTGAACACTTAAATCGACAAAAATATTATCTTCAGGCAATGGAGACAATCGTTGTTTTGCTATAATGGTTGCGCTATAAGATTGAGAAGGTATTGGCTGAACTAATATTTCGGAATATTGCGGATAATCTCTTAAAAGATAAACCGAAGGATAATTAGTTATTCCTCGATATGAAATATTTGCATATTGAGCTTCTGTAATGCGTGTAAGGTTTCGATTAACTTTATTAGTTGGAAGATCTAAAAAAAAAGAAAAAGTAATAACGTCAATAATTGATTGTGTATTTAAAAAAAGGCTTTTATTTAAACCAAACGTGTAGCTTTCTTGATTAGGAACAAAAGAAAATTTAATGGGTTCATTATTGTATGGAATAATTCCAGACATACCACCCCATGCTCTAATGATGTCATTAAGAAGAATAAAAGCATGTTTAATCATATACTCGGGTAAGGACCCGTAAGGGCCCCCTTCCTGAGGGATAATGCCGCTCTGTAAAATCGCATCCGTGATTAGACTATTAGCCGTCACCATCCTATCACCATCCTTGGCAAATTCTTTTTAAATAATAATCATTATTTAATTACTAAATTTAAATTCTTAATTTTTTTTTTAAATGTTCAGGCAAAAGAAATATTGCATTACGCAAAATTATATTGGCTTTTATTTTCCAAATTTCCAATGCTTCATTATTTTTCATTACCTTCAATTTCCTTTTCTTGTTGCTTTAATTTAATTTTTTGCTTTAATCGATCTATTTCTACTTTTAAATTTTTATTAATTAAATTTTTGTTTTCTTCATAAGATTGCATTGGTTTTTCGTAATAACCTTGATCCAAATAATCATTTACTTCAAAATAATCAACAGTAATATAATTATCTATATCTTTATAAAGACATACCCTTTGATTACTTAATCTTGCCGCCGGGGTAATAAAAATTTCTTTTGGACACCACCTAATTTCCATTATTTTGTCCTTTTTTTACTTGTACCCATTCCTGAAATTCCTTTAATAACAATTTTTTTCATTTGTGATTTAAGATCAGAATCACATTTTTGTCTTTTATCGTTTTCTGATTTTTTAATTTCTTTTAAATTAATCATTGTATTTTACCAATAAAAATATTAAAAACGTGCCGAAAAAATTTAAATAATAATCGGCACGTTATAAATTTTGTTTAACTTAAGATCATAGTTCCATATGGGCCAAATGCTTTTGTTCCATAAAAAATATCAATCCGCATAACGTCTTGGTCAGTTTGAATGTCATAAACAATATTAACGCGCATAGAAATATTGCTATCTTCGTCAGTAAATACTTTAGAATATGCCGCACCCGATGAAATTGGGCCAGGGACACAAGCTAAAGTAAATGCTTCTCGAGAATAAACAAAATTTTTAATATATTGCGTAGCAGTACCTGGAGTAGTAATGCCAGAACATGAAACTGCAGCATTTAAAGCAGGAGCATTAGTTACATTTTGATAAGGACCAGTTAAAATTATTGGCGGAAGAATTGTTACAACCGCATTTCCCGATGCATCAGAATTAACAACACTTTGAACATTAAATTGTGCAAGATTTTCAGATCCGTAACCAACTTGTGAACGATTTTGAGGATTAACACCAAAAACATTAGCAAATGTAATAATGTCTCCAGCATTTAAAACATTAGATTGGCTTGCTGTAAATCCAGTTAAATTTACAGTTGATGATCCATCAACGACTGCCGTTGCAACGTTTGGAGTTCCTGGAAAAGTTCCTGTTGTATGAATTTGTAAATTTTGATCTTCAAGAAGATCATGAGAACCTAACGATCCAATTATTGCACGTTGACTAACGTCTTTATTAAAAGCTTCGTTAAAAGAATTTTGTAAACTAGCGCGCAATGTTCCTGCAGGGTCCGGATGAAACGCCATATAAGCCGATTGACGAACACCATATTTTCTTTGTGTTGTAATAGCCATGTTAGGAACAGCAAAGCTAGTAACGCCGGCACCAGGAGTTCCAACAGCTCGATTAAACTCAAGAGTGCCTGCAATACCTATTTGCGTATCTAAAATATTTGCAAGCGCTTGAGCCGCACCTTCGTATATATTGGTTTCAGGATCTTGTAAAAAACGTTGAGTTTCAACCGATGTAAATGCAACATCAACGTGTTGTTGAAATTGTATTGTTAAATAAGTTTGGTTTTCAACAACTGCTTGTACAGCTAAAGCAGCGCCAGAAGTTACTGTAAAATAAACGGGTTTACGAATTCGAACCGTGCTGCCAATTTTGTAAGCATTTTCTGAACCAAAATCGCCTTCATAATCTCTGTTTGCGGTATGAGTTAATCCTAAACTATTTACTAAACGAGCAAGTACATTGCGGCCTACAAAATCAACGTATAAAAATTGGTTGGTGGTAGTCATTTATATTTCCTTCCTTGGAAATACGTCAATTTATTTAAATTTTAAAAACTTACATATTTTGACGCATTTTTTCCTTTATTCGTGCATTAAATTCACGTTGAGATAAAGAAGAAGCATCTTTTGGAACCGATTGAGCTTTACGAGCTCCTGACGAATGTTTTTGCTGAATTGGCGCTGGCGCTTTTGAAACAACGTTAGGTCTCATAACCAATTCCATTTCAGCTTCCATTTTACCCAGTTCTACCAGTGCTTTAATTGGATTCATTGACAAAAATTCTTTCTGTAATTCAAGATCTTTGCAAATTCCATATAACAAATGAGGCGCATATTTGCTTTGTTTAATAGCCTGCCCTAATTGCGGCTGATATTGATCAATTAACTCCAATTTTGATCGTGTAACAATATTATTAAAATCTTTATAAATATTTTCTTCCTGAACATTTTTAAGATTTTTAACAAAATCATCATCAGTTTTCTGATTTTCTAAAAATAATTTTTGTTGCTTTTTCCAAAAATTAAGTGCTTGTCCTTTACCTGTCCAAAAATTACGAACTGCTTCAAAATATTGCGGCATGTTTTGCCCAAAATTTTCAGCCCTCGGCATTTCAACAATTTCTTGTGTGTTCGGATCAACATATTTATCATCATTGACCGTAGGAACGTTTTCAGGAAATTCAAGCGACTCTCTTTCCTGCAATTCTTTTAATTTTAGCTTTAATTCTTGAATTTCATCATGTGCATTATGTAATTTAGCAGTAACTTTGTTAATTTTCCGTTCTGCGTAATTTTTTACACCTTTTTGAATTTCAGGAACTTTATTATCTTCTTCAATTAATTGAGTTTCTTCAATTTCTTTATCAAGTTGCTCAATTTCTTGATCAGATAAATCAGAATTTTTTTCATTTGATACGTTTCCACTTTCTACACTAAAAGAACTTTCATCGTTTCCAGAAGATGCCTCATCATTCTTATCATGAATAATGCGGTTAATTTGCTCTTCCGGCTTTTTTAAAAGCTCGGGTTCGGATTGAATTTTATTCCGCGAAACAACAGCATCAAATTTTTCTTGATTCTGTATTCCGCCGACTCCAGTAATTCGATCCATTTTTGATTGAATTTTTGCTTCAATCTCTTCCTTGCTTAACATCTACGCACTCCTTGTGCTAAACCCGTGTTTAAAGTCTTACGCGTTGACTGTACATCATTTGACCGTGTTTTAATGGTTATCACGTTCCATTTGTATGTAAATAATAACAAAAATTTTATTAACATGCAACAAGTAATTATTAATTAATAATTTTTTGTTTTTGAATACCCGCACTGCAAATAACATGACTTGTAAATACAGCTTGATTTATCTTTAAAATTTATTGTTTTATAAGAAACAATAGTTTTTGAATTGCAACGCGGGCATATTTCATTTAATGAATTAATTTTAAAAGTTTTTAAATTTTCATTAGAAATAAAATTTTTTCTTAAATAATTAGACATATTTTCACTAAAATTATAAAAAAAACAAAAACAACTAAAGTAAAAAATTACAATATAACTATACTATATAAAATAATTTATTGAAACAGAAAATTAATGTAAAACAATGTTTGACAAGTAAAACAATGTATGACATAATTACTTTAACGATTGATTGAAACGAAATTTAAATTTTAGAAAGGAATAATATTATGGAATCATTATCAGAGCAATTAGAAAACAGCAACATTGAAGAAAAATATTATGAAAATAAATATAAAGAATACGATGAACAAATGTGGAAAATAATTAATAATGAAGAAATATGAATTAACAAATCAGGTATTTGAATTTAATGGTAAAACGTTATTCAGGATCCGAGCATTACGAGATTTTGGTGATGTGAAATGCGGAGATTTTGGTGATGTGAAATGCGGAGATTTTGGCGGATGGTTGCAGTTTGAAAATAATCTGAGCCATGAAGGCGAAAGCTGGGTTTTTGGTAAAGCAAAAGTTTATGACAATGCAAAAGTTTTTGGTAATGCGCAAGTTTATGAGAATGCAAGAGTTTATGGTAATGCAATAGTTTTTAGTGATGCATGGGTTTTTGGTAATGCAAAAGTTTATGGTGATGCGGAAGTTTATGAAAATGTAAAAGTTTTTAATTAAATATTTTTAGAAGGTATTTTTAAATGAATCATTTAATAAATAAAGAATTTATAAAAAATTTTAGAATTAACATGTTAAAAATTACACAAAAAGAATTTGCTAAACAATTTGGGGTTTGCAAAGGATGTGTTTCTTCTTGGGAAAGAGGTCAAAGAAATCCAAGCAAATCCGCCATTATTTTATTAAAAAAAATAATTAATGATTATTATAAAAATTTATCTAAGGATATTTTTAAATGAAAGACAGATTTGGAAACAAACTAACACTTGAAGACATTAAGCCGGGGGCAGATTTGGTCGGAGCAAACTTGCAAAAAGCAAACTTGAGTAAAGTGAACTTGTGCGGAGCAAATTTGTGCTTTGCAAACTTGGCCTATGCAGACTTAAGTGGCGCAGATTTGAGTGGAGCAAACTTGCGCGGAGCAAAATTAATCAGCGCATCTTTGATCGATTCGATTTTGATCGCAACTGTTTTGAGCGGGACTTGCTTGATCGCAGCTGTCTTGCGAAAAGCCGACTTGACCCGAGCAGACTTGAGCGACGCAGACTTGAGATGGGCAGACTTAAGAAGGGCAGACTTTAGCAATGCAAACTTGCGCAACGCGAACTTTATGGGCGCAATTTATAAAAATTGGAATATGATTATATGAAAGATAGATTTGGAAACAAACTAACACGTGCAAACATTAAACCCGGTGCAGACTTAAGCGGCGCAGACTTAAGCGGCGCAGACTTAAGCGGTGCAGACTTAAACCGTGCAGACTTAAGAGGAGCAAATTTAAGCGAAGCACAATTGCGTAAAGCGGACCTTAGTAATGCAGATTTAACGGGCGCAAACTTGAGTGCGTCATATTTGATTGATGCAATATTGATCGATGCAAACTTGATCAGGGCAAACTTGAAAATAGCGTACTTGATCGATGCAAACTTGATCAAAGCAAACTTGAGCGGAGCAAATTTAAGCGAAGCAAACTTAAGTGGAGCAAAATTGAGTTGGGCAAAATTAATCGTAGCAGACTTGACCAGCGCAAATTTAAGTGAGGCAAAATTAATCGGAGCTAACTTGCACGAAGCAAAATTAAGATTTGCAAATTTTTTCAATGCAAACTTAAGAGGTGCAGACTTAAGCTGCGCAGACTTGAGCGATGCTGACTTGAGTGATGCAGATTTAAGCAGAACGAACTTATTCGGCGTAAAATTTTGCAGAGCAAATTTGAGCGACGCAGACTTGAGATTTGCAAACTTGAGATTTGCAGACTTGATGGGGGCAAACTTTAGCGGTGCAAACTTTATGGACGCAATTTATGAAAATGGGGATATTTTTAAATGTATGAAAATGGGGATATTTTTAAATGAAAGATAGATTTGGAAAAGAACTAACACTTGAAGACATTAAGCCACTCGCAGACTTGAGTGAGGCAGACTTAAGCGGCGCAGACTTAAGCGGCGCAGACTTAAGCGGCGCAGACTTAAGCGGTGCAGACTTAAACCGTGCAGACTTAAGAGGCGCAAATTTAAGCGAAGCACAATTGCGTAAAGCGGACCTTAGTAATGCAGATTTAACCGGCGCGAACTTTAGTAAGGCAGACTTAAGCGAAGCAAACTTGAGCGGAGCAAATTTAAGCGAAGCAGACTTGAGTGGATCGAATTTGAAAAAAGCAAACTTGAAAGAAGCAATCTTAATCAAAGCAAACTGTGTTAAAACATATTTGCGCGAAGCAAACTTAAACGGCGCGGATTTGAGCAAAGCGAGTTTTATAAAGGCAAACTTAATCAGTGTAAGTTTAATCGAATCAAACTTAAGGTTTTCCTGCTTGACAAATGCAGATTTTAGCAAAGCAAATTTGAGCGGAGCGGTCTTAAGCGGAGCAAATTTGTTCATGTCAAATTTTAACGGAGCGGTCTTGAGCGGAGCAAATTTAAGCGAAGCCACATTGAACTATGCAAAATTGATAAAAGTAAACTTAACCTATGCAGATTTAATCGGAGCAAGCTTGAGAGGAGCAAATTTAAGCGAAGCAATCTTAATAAAAGCGAATTTTACCGGGGCAATCTTAACCGACACAAACTTTAATAATGCATATTTAACGAACGCAATTTTTAAAAATATAAACTTTAAAAATTAATAATATTAAGAAAACAAATGATGAAAGACAAAAACGGAAAGCTTTTAAAAATAAGCGATATTAAACCGAATGCAAATTTGAGCTTTGCAAACTTGAGCGGCGCAGATCTAACTGGAGTAAATTTAACCGGGGCAAATTTGGAAGGTGCAATTTTTATTCACGCAAATTTAAATGATGCGAATTTATTAGATGCTTATTTAAAATATTCAGACTTACGTTGTGCTTTATTAAATAAAACAAATTTTGAAGGCTGTAATTTAATTCGTTCAAATTTAACAACAACATATGGATATAAAACAATTTTTAAAAATGCAAATTTAAGCAATGCTGAAGTTATTTTTTCTAATTTAAATAAAGCAAATTTTGATGAATCAAAATTAAATTATACGAATTTTATGTATTCTGACTTAAAAAATACAACATTTAAAAATTCAATTTTAATTAAAACAAATTTAAATTTTACAAATTTAAGCTATGCAAATTTTACTAACGCATGTATATTGGATGTTGAATTATATAGATAAAATCTATTGAATTTTGTTGTTTTTAAATAAACTTTAAAGGAATATATTATAATGACGCAAAGTATTAATAAAATTATTTTAATTGGTAGAGTTGGTGCAGAAGTTGATTTAAAAATGACAACATCTGGTGATTCAGTTGCAACAATTAATTTAGCTACAAGTGAATCTTGGAAAGATAAAGTAAGTGGCGAAAAAAAAGAACAAACAATGTGGCATAGAATTATTTTTTATAAAAAATTAGCAGATCTTGCATACACTTATTTAAAAAAAGGTTCTTTATGCTATATCGAAGGCTCTTTAAAATATCGAAAATATAAAGATAAAAATAATGAAGAAAAATCAATTAGTGAAATATTATGTAATGAATTTAAAATACTGAGTTCAAAATCTCAAAATAATGAATTAATTCTTGATGATCAAGAAAAATTAGCAATGAAACCAAGCATCATTGTTAATGATAATAATTCAAATTTTGATGACGACATACCTTTTTAAAATATTTATAAACTAAATTTAGTTTTTTCAATTTCTTTATTTTCATTATTTTTAACATTTGATTGATAAAAATGAATTAATAAACAAAAAAATGCAAAAACAGTAATAAAATTGGCAATATTAATAAAATTATTAATAAATTCTAAAGTCATATAATATTTTAATATTCAATTTCAGAAATTTGTTCGCCGCAAGCTATAACCAATAAAAAATTTTCAGGATTATTAATATTTTCATACCAAGAAAAACAATTTAAATCGGAATATTGTAAATCAATTTCAACTGCTCCAATTTCTTTATTGTTATTTTCTATAAAAAAATTTCCCACTAATATTTTTTTTGTTTGAGAAAATTCATTAAAATAAGAAATTTTTATTTCTTTTTCAATTAAATCCGTTTGATTTGGCTTATTAATTAATACTCTTAATTCAAAAAATCTTTTTGTATTAAAAATAATATAATTTCCTTTTTTATTTACTTCCAATTTAAAAAATTGTTTTTCTTTTTCTTTTCCAAGTAACCCAAAATTAAAAATAGGTTTTTTAATTTCTAAATCTAAAGGCAAATTATATATTTTAGTAAAAATTTCCCCATCAACATTAAAATCTACTTCTACTTGTGAAATATCCGATAAGTACATATTAATTTCCAAATAATTTTTTGTCTAATTTAATTAAATCATCAATTGAACGAATAATTGTTACTGTACCTAAAAAATTTTTATGAAATTCTTTTTGTTGCAAAGTAAGCGATGAATTGCCATTTTTAATTTCCATTAAAAAATTTATGCCTTTTTTTCCTGCCACAAGGTCAGGAAACCCTTTTCCAACTTCGTGAGTGTGGTGAACATAATATCCAAGCTTTCTAGCAACGTCAACTATTTCAGATTGATTTTTATCTACTCTTTTTAAATAGCTCATTTATTAATTATTTGATTAAGTACATTTTTTTTCTTTTCTTTTGAAAGTAAATGATAATCATTAGGAATGTAATTATATTTATTATTTTTATAAACAATACCTTTTTTTATAAGTTTTTTTTCATAATGATCATTTAAAATTACTATAATTTTTCCTTTTTTAATAGCTTTTTTATTTTTTTTAAAAAATTCTTTTATTTCTAATTTTGATGGTGTTTTAAACATGCTATTTGGATGCGTTGGGCGAAAATCGTATAATTCTGGACCTTTATTAGTTACAATTTCGTACATTTTTTTTCTTATTGCTTGTTCTCTTTGCTCTTCTTTTAAACAAATATTTTTTACAACAGGAATAATACCTTTACTTTTAGTAAGTAAATCATCTGGTATCATTAAATCTGCTAAAAATATTTTTAAAAATATTAATATTTTTTTTATTAATTTTTTTATAATTTTATATACAATCATTTTAAACACTCCAGCAATAACATTAATATTTTTTTTCTATCCCCTGTAAAAAGCAAAATAAAGGCCTTTAGAGCAACTTTAAATTTAACCCTTTCCGATGAGTTGCATTTTAATTTTAAATTCAACCTTGTGTCCTTATTGGCCGTTTTAATGTTTATTTTCATATTACCTTTATTCGTAATTAATGATTTGTCATTTATTAAATTTAAAAAAATTCTTTCTTGGGAATTATTCATTTGAGGATATCCTTTCCAATTTTTTAAATGAACTTACGAGTAATTCTCGATAGTTCCGATAATTTTAACCTCTTCTTTACACCAAAAATCAAACATTTTTTTATCTTTTTGCTTAAAATATTCCTTTGATCTTTTTATTGCTTGCAATTCTGAATCAAGATTCATTAACTTAATTTTCCTATCTGATTCTATTTTATCATCTTTTTTTTGTTTTGATAAAACAAGTGACGCAGGAGAAGTCCACTTACCCTCTTTAATTACGTTCAAAATCGCATTTAATTTTTTAATAAAATTGTTTTCGCATTTTGTAAAATCTTTTTTATCAAGCAAAGAACAAAAAATTTCATCTAAAATTTCAATATCATACTTGCCAATTTTTAACATTTCTTGAATTACATAATCGCGCTGAAGATCACTAAGGATTTCTCCAATAATTAAATTACGATCTTTTAAAATAATTTTTGAAGAAACAGCGGCAGCAATTTTTTTGGTTTTTGATTTCGTATTTAATTGCTGCTGTTTTTTTATATCTTGTTCTTTTATGTTATTTGTTATTTTATATGCGTCACTATTATTCACTCTTGAATTATTCACTATTGAAGAACAGGGAAGTGGTGAACATTCAACAACTTGAATAATTTCACTAAAAACTTCACTTGATTTTTCATCAAATTCTAAATATTCAACACTTTGATCGTTCGTATTGACCAATTTCCTGTTTTTGGGAACTGGTGAACATTCAACAACTTGGCTTTTATTAAACGGCCTCTTTATATTCTGTTCTAAAAGAGGTTTTTTCATTCCCATTTTTTGAACTGCTATATCTCTTACGACGTAATAAAACTCTTCAAATTGACCTTTCCCATTTTTTTTTCTTATCGGAAATCTTTCTAAATACCCTGCGTCTATTAGCTCATTAAATATTGCGTAAGTTTTATTTTTTCCACATCCCAGCCTATTAGAAATATCACGAACTCCAATATTCCATCCGTCTTCAAATCCCATAACAGTAGCTAATGCTGCTTTGGCACCAATAGACATATCAGTTCTTTGAAATATTTCTTGGCTCATTGTGACAAAATTATGTTTTATATAATTTTCAGCATGATTTTCACGATAAACTTTATCAACAGATGGGCTTAAAGTCCTTCGACTATTATCAATAGTATGGCGCTTTTCTTTATACATAATTTTTCCTTAAATTAATATTTACTCTTCATCATCATAAAGAATGGATATTTCTGGACAAAATCGATAACGATTAATCCTTCCTTTTGATATTTCCTCTAATTTTATTGCGCATTTTCCCCTGTCTTTAAAAGGTACTCCGCGAAGTTTCCACGATGAAACCGTTGCTCGGTGTATTTTTAACTTTTTTGCAATGTAAGAACTTGACGCAATTGTAAATAATTCTTCAAGGGCCTCAATTGATTTTTTTCTGTTTTCACTATTTCTTATCATGAATATTTCCTGTGGGCGGTAATTATAATATGAGATAGTAATACGTACGCTAACGTAATGCAACCACTCCTTTGTAATCAATGGATATTTTTAATGTAAGAACATAATATAACATTTTGTTTTTTTTAAAAAAAAAATACAATTGTTACCCAAAAAAACAAAAAGTATTGACAAACCCTTTTTGTATGCTTACAATGAGCATACATCAAGTTATTAATTTTTGGCTTTTGGAAAGGGTAAGGGACAAGAATTAATAACGTGATGATTAATTAAAAATTAACAAAGATTAACAAGGAGATAAAAGATGAAAAGACTCAACAAATTTATTGAAGAAATTAATGAAATTTTATATAAAGTTATTCCATGGTTTTGCACGGGCTGGTTATTTTCAGAAGCATTACATTATTTTTTTTCAATATAAATTTTAATATTATTAAGGAATTACAATGGAAATTAAATTTACAAATAGAATTGAATTAATTAATCAAGTTGACATAAATAATTCAATTTTTGATATTTTAAAAATAATTCAAAGAGAACAAATAGATTTAAATCAGGGAATTAAAGAAGGGCAAAAATGTTATGATGATTTAAAAGAAAAATTAAACTATTTAGAAACAAAATGTTATGAAGCAGGTTTATTTATTAGAACTCTTGAAGATGAAAAAATTGAAGAGTGGAATGAAATTTTAAGCCCAAAGGAAAAATTATGAACAACGAATTAATTACTAACGAATTATTACCTGAAAAATTTAATTCTGAAATAACACCTGGTTTTTTTAGCGCTTCAGGATTTGAATTAATGCAAAGAATTTGCAAAGCTTTAATGACTGCAAATATTGTTCCTAAAGAATACCAAGGAAATTTAGGAAATTGTATGATTGCTTTTAATATTTCTGTAAAAATGAATATTGATCCAATGACTGTAATGCAAAATTTAAATATAATTCATGGAAAACCCGGATGGGGAGCAAAATTTTTAATTGGTACTTTTAATACATGCGGAAAATATTCGTCAATTCAATATGAATTTTCTGGAGATAAAAATACTGACGAATGGTCTTGCACTGCATTTGCGATTGAAAAATTAACAGGTTTAAAATTGCCCGGAAGTACCGTGTCCATTAAAATTGCTAAAGACGAAGGGTGGTACGGTAAAGCAGGAAGCAAATGGAAAACAATGCCTGAACAAATGCTTCGTTATAGATCAGCCGCTTGGTTTATTAATGCTCAAGCTCCAGAACTTTCGTTAGGAATGCAAACTGTTGAAGAAATAGAAGATTCAGGAGGTTATTATGATGGAACAACAGGAAATTATATTAAAACAATAAATAATAATGAAAATGAAAATCAAAATGAACTTTTAAATAAAATAAATAATTCACAAACAGCTGAAGAAGCTAATTTAATTTTTAAAAATGCAATGTATTTATTTTTAGATAAAAAAATAAACCCAACAATTATAAGAACTGCATTACTAAAAAAATTAGAACAATTTTCAGATAACATTAATAAAAAAATTGAACCAATTAAAGAAAATAAAACCACTATAAAAAATGAAAACAATGAATGGATTAAAGAATTTGAAGGGGAAATAAAATGATTGATAAATATAAATGGAGATAAGAAATGAATTTAATAATTTCAAATCACGTTCAAGGAAGTTTAGAATGGCATGAAGATCGATTAGGAAAAGCAACCGGGTCAAAAGCTTCAATAATAACTTCTAAAGGAAAAACAAAAGGTAGCGAATCAATAACAAGAAAAAATTATAAATATCAATTGGCACTTGAACGAATTACTCGGGTTTTAGGAGAAACCCCATTTACAAATAAACATTTGGAACGCGGAAAAGAATTAGAAAAATATGCACGTATGTTTTATGAGCTTCATTATAACTTTAATAGTGATTACACAGTAACAGAAATTGGTTTTTGTTACCCAGAAAATAAAAAATACGGATGTTCAGTAGATGGTTTAATTAATAATGAGGGAATTATAGAAATTAAATGCCCTATTCCGGCAATTCATTATAGGTATATTGAAGAAAATACTTTGCCTTCCGATTATTTTTTTCAAGTAATGCATAATATTTATACTACAAAACGTAAATATTGTGATTTTATTAGCTATAATGAATCAATGCCAGAAAAACTTAAATTATTTATTAAAAGATTTGAGCCATCAGAGCAAGAATTAAAAAATTATGAAGAACAATTATTTGTTTTTTTAGACGAAGTTGATTTATTAACAAATTCAATCATTGAAAAATGTAAGGAAAATCAATAATGAAACATTTAATTTTATTTAGTTTTATATTTTTAACGGGTTGTGCAACTTATTCTAAAACTCCTAAACCGCCTTATTTAGCACCGCTTGATTTGCCAATATGGCATATGAAATTTAACATTTCAAACGGAGATTTTGCAAAAAAAATAGTTGAAAGCAATCAAATTTGTGTAAGTCACGATTCAACCTGTTATAATTATCTTGAAGATTATATGGAGAAAAAATAAAAAAAAAATTTAATAAAAACGAATTTTATGAATTTTTAATTCATTAGTAGCGTGCTATAATTAATTTATTATAATTACATGAAGTAATTATACAAATCAAAGGACTGACTTAATAAGGTTAGTCCATGAAACAATTAAAATTAAAACAATTTTCTAAAAAAAAACTTAATCCATTAAAAATAACTCGAGAAGAACGGCGTGAGCGTAAAGAAGATTATTTTTATTCAAAAATGTTTCAAAAGTTAAATTTAAGAAAATTAACTATTTTTTGATTTTTTAAAATTTTCATTTTGTAACTTTTTCATTTGAAAACAACAAGTTTTAAAAATCAACTGTTTATTGATTACTATTAATAAATAAAACTGGTAAAAAGATTTAACATCGAGTGATAATTTAATTAACATTATAGATTATATTTTTCTTTATTATCAATATATTATAATTAATTTGTAATGATAAACATTTAACAAAAACATTGTTAACTTTTAACAAGGCATGTTTAAAAAAGTTAACCGTTTATTGATTATTATAAAGAATCAAAAATATCAAATTTTGTTGCAAGAAAATAATTCAATTCGTTATAATCAGTTATATTTTCTTTTTCTATAAAATTTTTTAATAAATCACCAAGTATTTGCAAATGCACTTCGGTTACATTTTCGTCATTTATTTTAATATTAGTATAAGTAGTTAATAAATTGGTCATAAATTTTCCTTAAGTTTTTTATAAAAAGTAACATGTGAAATTCCAGATAATGAAGCAGCTTCAAAACAATTTACTTCTTTTAAATTATACATTTTAATAGCAAGATTTAATTTTTTAGGATCTACTTTTTTAACAGGACGACCACCAAAACGGCCTCTTGCTCGCGCCGCTTCTCTTCCTGCATTACTTCGTTCAATTAATGTTTCTCGTTCAGTTTGGGCAAGAAGAGACATCATATGATAAAAAAACTCACCCATTTTAGTTGAGGTATCAATATTTTCGGTTAAACTGATAAAATGGATGTTTTTATTTTTTAGGGTTTCTAATAAAATTACACGATCTTTTATAGATCGACCAATTCGATCCAGTTTCCACACAACAATTTTATCGCCCGGACGGACAATATCTAATAATAAATTAAGCTGCTCCCGATCTAAATTCTTTCCACTTTTTTTTTCTTCAAAAATTCGTTCGCAACCATATTTTGTTAAAGCATCGATTTGAAGATCTAATTTTTGTTCTATGGTTGAAACTCTTGCGTAGCCTATTATCATATAGAAACACTGACTTTAAAAAATTTTTTCATTGTACCTACCAATTCAGCATAGACGTTTTAATTAAATTAATTGGGTAGTTTATTTAATTTTTTACATGATCGTTTTTTACTATTTCATTTGTTTAAAATTTACTTAATAATTTTAAACTAACTCATGAAATAAATCAAGTTAAAGTAATTTATTATTTTATGGAGTTTATTTAAAACTAAGCACAAAAAACATAAAAAACCCGTCGGGGTGCGTTTAAATAAATTTATAGGCGTGGCGGGTATATTTGAATTATTCGAGATTTTTGAATAACTGATTTTAAATTATTTTTGTTTAATTTAGAATTTTGGCATCAAGGAAGAGTTAAAATCTTCACACTCTCAGAAAATTACTGAGGCTCTATAATACATTTGAGCTACTTAATGCCAATACCATTATAACAAATAAACTAATTTAAACTATTAAGTATTTTTTACAAGTTCATTTTTTATCCAATCAAGAGCTTCTTGAGGATTATTGGAAACTTGAGCTTTCTGAATTTTTTTAAGCGCTTCAACTTGGTTTGGTTTTTTACGTTCTTCTTCTTTAATGGATTGATCAAGACTGGATTCAATCATTTTAGAGTTTTGTTCCATCGATAAAATAACATTTTTATAATGTATTGATTTAAAATGCCAATATTCAGCATAACCAATTAATATAAAAAATAAAACAAATTTATAATAATTCTTTAAAAATACAATAATTAATTCAATTGCCATTACTTTACTTGTTCTTTAGGTTCAGTATCTTTTTTTATAAAAATACCAGCAGCCCATCCCGCAATATAAGTAACTAATCCGGTGCATGCTTCAAGAAAAGTTGGGTGAATATAATACATGTAAAAAATTAAACCAAAAAAACCAAACCCACCGCATACTTTTATAATATCTTCTGTTTGATTATCTTGACCTGTAACGCAATTTTTAAGAACTTTTAATAATGTAGCGATCATAATTATCAATGAACTCCTGTTCAGTGCCTTTCCCTAATGAACTATTATAATATTTTTTCCAATAATTAGCCATTCCTTCAATGTCTTTTGGATCTAAATCAACAAATTTTTTATGCCTAAAATAACTCATAAATGCCATTGCTGTTGCATATTTTAAATTCCAAGTTAATTGAAAAAATAAATTTGTTTTATCGTCAGCTTCTATATCTGATATTTTTTTATATAAAACTCCATTAAATTTTAAAAAATTTTCCCAAATATCTTCATAAGTTTTTTCTTCCATTTGATAAATTCCGCGTGCCGGTCCACCATTTAATTGAGAAATATAAGTCCCCATGTTGCTTTCTTGAGCGCAAGTTCCTAATATTAAATTTTCTCTAAAATTACTCCATAAATTTAAATAACTTAAAGTGGGCCTAATAATAAATGTGCGTAATTGATTTGCATTTATTCCCATTATGTTACTCCTTTAAATTTAATTTTTTTCTAAATTTTTTTTATACGCGTCATTAATAAATGTATGCAAATACATTTCAATATTATCAACACGGCCATTCATTTGAGATAACATAACAGTTTGTTTATCATCAATTTTTTCTAATTTTTCAATATTGTTTTTATTTTCAAGGGCAATATGTGCAAATTCTTGGACAAACCAAATTGCTCCAAGAACCCAACCTACCAAAGTTACAATATTTGAAAAAGTTGAAATTTTACTTTTTAAATTTTTAAATTTCATAAACACTCCATTGTTTATATTTAAAAATACATTATAATACATTTATTAACATAATACTTTATGCAACGGATTTGCAATTATGACTTATGAAGAAGTCAAAGAATATTGGAAAAATAGAACTAACATTAAAATTAATGATAAAAAAATAAATAAAATTTTATTTGCTTATAAAAATGGTTCAACTCAAAAATTAGCTGCACAATATGCCGGAATAACTCAAAATACGCTTAAAAATTGGATTAAAAAAGGCGAAACATGCGCTCAAAAATTTGAAGAAGGTCAAAACATTGATCAAGAAGACTTTGTTTTTTATGAACTTTGGCAAAAAATATGCGAATGCGAAACTGAAATTCAAATAGAAGCTTTTAATCAAATTCGTAATGCCGCCGCAGAAAGCTCCTACAATTGGCGCGCCTCTGTTGAAATTTTAAAAATGCGTTTTGGTAATGAATATTCACAACAAAAAGAACAACAAACAACGAATGAAGAAAACGTACCTTTCAAAATGAACTGGTATTATACAAAAAAAGAATAAAATAAATAGAAATTTTAATGCAAATCAAGGATGATAATGCAAGAATTTGATCAATATATTGCAACTTATACTGCGACAGAATTTCATCTTGATAAATCCCCAATTAGAGCGCTTATGGGGCCGGTTGGCTGTGGAAAATCAGTAGCTTGCTGCATGGAAATATTTCGAATTATGTGCTCTCAAGAGCCTGGGAAGGATGGATTTAGAAGAACAAAAGCAGTTTGCATTAGAAATACTTACCCGGAATTAGTTACTACTACTATAAAAACTTGGAAAATGTTATTTCCAACACCTCAAACGGGGCGGGTCGTTCATGGATCGCCAACAATTCATTATTTTGAATGGCAAGATATTCGCGCAGAAGTGATTTTTATGTCTTTAGGGTGCCTTGACGACATTAAAAAATTAAAATCTTTAGAATGTACAGTTGTTTGGTTAAATGAATGCCAATTCTTATTTAGAGAAGCTATTGATATTGCTTTAGAACGAGCAAAACGCTACCCTCCAAAATCACACAGTTTAGCAACTCAAAATGGCGTTATTTTAGATACCAACCCACCCGACAGCAATCATTGGTTTTTTAAATTGTTTGAACTAGAAAACCCAAAAGGCTATAAATTATTTAAATATGAGCCGGCAATTATAAAAATAAATGGAGAATGGAAGGCTAATCCAGAAGCCGATTATCCAAAAAATCTTGGTGAAGGATATGATTATTATTTAAGCCAAATTGAAGGAAAAACAGATGAATATATAAAAGTAATGTTTCAAGGCCAATACGGATCTTGTTATTCTGGGCGACATGTTTATCCTGAATATAATGATTCATTACATTATGACGAATCTTTAAAAGCAAATCCTGAATTGCCTTTAATTTTAGGAATGGATTTTGGATTAACGCCTGCGGTTGTTATTGCTCAATATAATTCTTTGGGACAACTTTTTATTATCGATGAAATAACAACAGATTACATGGGGCTTACTAATTTTTTAACAGACATTGTTATTCCTCATTTTGCCACTTATTATTCAAATTTTCAAATAGAAACAACAATTGGCGATCCTGCAGGATCGCAAGGAAGTCAACAATTAACCGAAAAAACAACTTGTTTTACGGTTCTTGCTGATCATGGATTTACTGCACGACAAGCTAAAACAAATAAATTTTGGCCTAGAAAAGAAGCAGTTTCAAGAAGGCTTGGAATATTAGTTGCAAAAGGATTGCCGGCATTAGTAATAGGGCCAAAAGCACAAAAAATAAGAAGTGGTTTTTTAGGAGGTTATCATTTTAAAGAAATAAATTCAACTTCATTTGGTGAAACGCAATACAAAGAAGAAGCAAATAAAAACCAGTATTCGCATCCACATGACGCTTTGCAATATATTTGTCTTTATAAAGAAAGTTTTAAAACGGAAAAAATAGATAATAAAAAAGAAAAAGAAATTATGAGAAAACTTGGATATATTTAACTACAAAAGGAAATTGTTATGGGAATTACTTCAGAACTTATTGGTTTGGCGCCTGATGAATCAGTAAAATTTTCAAATTTAGATGATCAACAAAAAATTGCAACAATGGTATCTCGAGTAAATGATTTTTTTCAATTTTTTGAAATTAATATTAGATCTGGAAAAGAAGATTACGATTTTTTAATGCAAGAAAACCAACAATGGGATCCAGAACTTTTGTCTGCTCGACAAAATTCAAAACAACCTACTTTTCAAATTAATTATATTTATTCAATTGTTACTTCTTTATTAGGAAAAATTAGACAAAATACCCCTGAATTTAAAATTTATAGCGATGTTGACGAAAGTAATGCAAAAGTAAAAATTGATCAAGAGGGAATAGATATTAGAGAAAATTATTTACGTCAAATTTCATATGAAAATAATGCGCCAATTCAATATCAAATGTGCGCTGAAAATCAATTGGGACGTGGATATGGAGCCCTTTCAATTTATCTTGAATATGAAAATGAATTTTCTTTTAAACAAAAAATAAAAATTAAATCTATAGATCCCTCCTGGTGTTTTTGGGACACAAGCGATAATTCCCTTTGTAAAACAGATTCAAGATATTACGGTTATCTTGAACAATTTACTTATGAAGAATTTAAAGAAAATTGGCCCGATTCAAAATCAGTTAAAAATAAAAATAAACCTTCTTCTTTTCCATCCATGACATTATCAAAAAATATGGATTATTTATGGCAAGGTGAAGATTATATTTCAATTTGTAATTATTTTGTTAAAGAATCTCACCCAATTATTTTATATCAAATGAATAATGGAATTGGGATGACTTTAACTCAAGCAGAAAAAGAAATTGAAATTGATCGACAAAAAAGAAAAAAAGCAAAAGTTGCAGAAAATTTAATTAAAAAAACAATTATGAAAATAAGCGGTAAAAAACAAAATCAAGAATTTTCTTTAGAAAAAATATTGCCATTAGATTTTGCTTATGATGATAAAGGAAAAAAAATAACAAGAAATTCATTAGAATACAAAATAATACATTATGTCGCAACAAAAACAGAAATTTTAGAACAATCAGAATGGCCAAGTCATTTAAATGGTTTAATTTTTGTTGACGGCCATTCCTGGTGGAAAGACGGACAACAATATACAAAATCTTTTCACAAAACTGCCAAAGATCCCCAGCGTATTGCTAATATGATGATGAGTGAATCGGTTGGAAATTTAATTAATTCCCATAAAAGTCAATGGCTTGGAACACCTGAAAATTTTAATGGCTATGAACATATTTGGAGAGATCCATCAATTCCAAAAGGAGCATTAATTGCTAAAAGAGATGAAATGGGACAAATGCCTATACAAATACAACCTCCTCAAATTTCGCCAAATTATGCCCCTTTAATTACTCAATCTATTTCAGATATTCAAAATTGCATGGGATTTGTTAATCCTTCTCAAAAAGAATCCGATTCTGAAATAAGCGGAAAAGCATATAACTCAAGAGTTAGACAAAGTGAATTATCCAGTTTTATTTATTTAGATAATTTATCAGAAGCAATTGCTCAAGCTAATAAAGTAATGCTTTCATTAATGCCTTTTATTCTTGATACAAAACAATCAATTATGGTTAGAGATAAAAATAACCAACAAAGAATAGAAGATATTAATGTCCCCACCGCTGACGGAATTAAAAATGATATGACGGCAGGAAAATTTAATGTTGAAGTAACAATTGGAAATGATTACCAAACTCAAAAAAGCGAAAATTTAGATCAATTGTTACAATTAACAAGTATAATTGCTCCAATTAACCCTCCAGCTGCATCTTTAATGATGGATCTAATTGCAGCCAATACTAATTTAACTAATACCCCACAAATTGTTGATCGACTTAGAGCGGCAATGCTTGGAATGAATCCATCAGATATTTTAAAACATGAAATGGGAATTCCTGCTCAAAAACAACAACAACAAAATGGCCCAGATCCTGCCCAAATGCAAATAGAAATTCAAAAAATGCAACTTCAAAATGAATCTGAAAAAATAAAAGTAGAACAACAAAAAATTCAAATGGAATCCCAAAAACTTCAAGTTGAACATGAAAAAAATTTAATTGACCGGCAAAAATCATTGGATGCAGTTAAAATGAAAGAACTTGAAGTTAAAAGAGAAGAAATTGCAGCTAATGCTGAAATAAGCAAAAATTTAGTTGTTCAAAAAGAATAATGTTATTAAACATTTTGTTCAAATTCGAACAAAATGGCATTAATAATACTATTATTTTGTATTTTAAAACCCATTTTTAACAAAAAAATGTTAAAAATGGTTTTTGTTAATTAAAAACAATATTATTTAGTGCAGGGCCAAAATTGCTAATATTAGTTAAAATCCAAGAATTATTGGTTTCTACGCAAATAAAAGTAACGCCCATTCCACTTCCTTTAACAATACAATTTCCACCCGAGGTACTTTGCCCTTGTGGGGCAGTGCCAAAAGTACCGTAAATTGTTTGCCCTGGATTTAAATTAAAAGTACATTTTGCAAGATTTCCTGACCCGGATGCAAAATATTGAATAACACTTCCAACAGGTGCTGTTTGAGGAAATAAAATTTTACCGTCATAAGACGGTGTAATTCCTAAAGGAAAATAATAAAAAGTATTTATTGCCCCTTGTATTTGGGTAGGATTTGGAATGGTAGAATAAAATAAATTACTTGGAGGAGTAGTTACGTTTAAAATATTTCCAGAAAAACTTAATCCGGTTCCAAGAGTAACTGAACCGGGAGCTGAAGGAACGTTTGCTGAATTTCCCAATAATGTTGATGCAGGAATATCACCATCTGCATCAACATTTAATGTATTGCCTGAAAAACTTAATCCAGTTCCAACTAAAATATCAGTGGCAATTGCAGGCGCATTGGTTGAATTTCCTAATAAAGTTTTTGCTGGAATATTTTTTTCTTGGTCAACATTTAATGTATTGCCTGAAAAACTTAATCCATTTCCAAGAATTACTCCTTCGGCAAGCGCTGGCAAATTTGTTGGGTTTCCAAGCAAAGTTGTTGCCGGAATGGGTATTGGCCCTGCTCCGGTAGCAACTAAGTTTCCCGACCCGTCAATTGCCAAGCCATTTCCTATTCCAACTGCTTTTGCTGGACCAGAAATTGCTTTTGGGTTTCCTAACAATTTTTGTCCTGGCAAAATAATAATGCACACAATCCATCGGCCAACTCCTGAAACTGGCTCAATAATAGTAACATTATCAACAACATCGGTAGAATTTTTATTGTAATAAAATAATGTGCCCAAATTTTCTACAAGACAAGTTACCCCATTTAAATAATCAGAAACGTTTAAATGTATTAATTCATCAATATTTTTAACAGGGTTAACTACTTTATTTGGCCACAAAGTAATATCGGTATACATTTATCATCCTTAATAAATGTTTTTTTGAAGCCTATTTTTTTAAAGTTACATTTTTTTTAATGCCAACCGAAGAAGGTGAATTAGTTGAACAAAATGGAATTTTAATAGGTTTTGGTGAATCCAAACCAAAACCTGAAGTTGTTTTTCCGGATTTTGCATCTTTTGGTTGCATTGTTTTATCGCCTTTCATTTTCATTTGATATACTCCTTTTTAATTAAACTGATGTAAATGCTGGAACGGAAATTCCAGTTAAAAATATACTTGGAACGCAAACATCACATAAAATAAAAACATTGTTTTCTACAATGCATTTTAATGAAAATTTAGTCCCATAAATTTTATTTTTTAAAGATCCGCCTGTTCCATTTGTAGTATATTGATCGCCTCCTAAATAAATTTTTTGCGAAGCATTTTGATGAACAATTAAATTTTTTGCCAATGCGTTATAATCAAGCGTGTTTATAATATGCACCGTATCTCCAGGTTTTGCTGAAGTTGGAAGTAATAAATCTGCATCAAAATCACCATTAAAATAATAAGTTTGATTTACTTGCATTTGAACTTGTGTATCACTTGAAACTAAATTCATTGTTGATAGCCAAGGTGTTGGGCCGCCATCAATAACCGAACCTGCATTATCAAATTTTGCATAACTTCCATCAGAAAAACTGGAAAGCATTACAGCGTTTGTTTTGCTTGCGTCAGTAACACCAACAACAGCTGCCGCGCCTAAACCAAGATTTGTTCTGCTAGTAGATATATTATTTAAATCAGATAAATTATTAATTGCAGTTAAACAACCCGCAGCTGGGTTACCGCCACCATCAACAAGGGACCCTTTGCTATCAAATTTTGGGTAATTACCGTTTGTAAAACTTGATAACATTACAACATTTGCTTTTGCAAGATCAGTAACTCCTTTAAGTGCCGAAGCGCCTAAACCAAGATTAAGACGACTTGTTGTAATAGATTCAAGGTCTGAAAGATTATTAGTTGAAACTAAACAACCCGCAGCTGGGTCTCCACCACCATCAACAAGGGAACCTTTGTTATCAAATTTTGCGTAATTACCGTTTGTAAAGCTTGATAGCATTACGGCATTTGTTTTGCTTGTATCAGTAACACCAACAATTGCCGCTTCTCCTAAACCTATATTTGTTCTGCTTATGGCTATATCTTCTACATCTGAAAGATTATTAGATGAAAGAAGAGCCCCAGCAGGAGTACTTCCACCATCAATTAACGAACCTTTGCTATCAAATTTTGCATAATTACCGCTTGTAAAGCTTGAAAGCATTACCGCATTTGTTTTAGTTGTATCCGTTACATTAACAACAGCGGCTTCTCCTAACCCAATATTTTCTCTTGCATTTGCTCTATTTGAAACATCTGCAAGATTATTAGATGCAATTAAACATCCTAACGCGGGATTGCCACCACCATCAACCAATGATCCTTGGCTATCAAATTTTGCATAATTTCCAGAAGTAAATGTTGATAACATAACTGCCGTTGTTTTTGTATTATCCGTAACATTTTTTAATGCGGCATCAGATAATTCTAAATTAAGTCGACTGGTTGCTATATCATCAACATCTGAAAGATTATTTGATGCAATTAATGTTCCGGCCGGATCCGCACCGCCATCAATTAAAGAACCATTATCATCAAATTTTGCATAAGATCCACTTGTAAAACTAGAAAGCATGACAGCTTTTGCTTTTGTTTGATCAGTAATATCTTTTAAAGCCGCTTTACCTAAACCTAAATTATCTCGAGCCGTTGAAATGTTATTTAAATCTGATAAATTATCAACTTGTAATAAAGCGCCAGAAAGTCCTCTAGCATCTAATTTTCCATCTTCAGTAAAATATAAATTGTCACCAACAAAAATTTCTTCAATATTGTGAGAAATTTGTTTTGAATTTCCAAGTAATGAAATTGGACTGCTTTTTTTAATTAATGAATAATTAATTGAATTTTCATTAATAGAAGTAACACCTAAATGCGAAGTAACTTGTGGCCCAATTAAATCACCGCAATGTCCGGTTACACTAATCGGCCACGTTCCTGTTGCATTTGATCCGGAAAGAGAAGGAGATGATATTGCGTTTCTAATATTTGCACCGCTGGATGCATTAAGTATTGAATAACCAAGATCGGTAAAAGGAATTTCTGATGAAGGGCCAATACTTCCATCCAATAACCCTAAAAATCTATTGTTATTAGAAATTGTAGGTTTTTGAATAAGCCATCGGCCAATTCCTGAAGTTGGTTCAATAACAGTAATATTATCAGCAGTAGCTGAAGAACTATTGTTATAATAAAAATTTCCAAGACCTGGAATATTACAAGTAATTCCATTTACTGCCCCTGAAACATCAAATGCCGCAAGAGAAGAAGCGCTTGAAAGTGGCGGAACAATTGTAGTTTTTGATAATAAAACATTTCCCATAAATAAACATCCTTGTTTATTAAAAAATAAAAAAAATTAAATTTTATATTTAATTAAATTCGCCCTTCTATATAAAAATTTCCGTCTTCATCAACATATTTTTCATTACTTTTGTTAACATAATAAGTAGCGTCCATTTTTAATATCCCCAATGCAATCCAGTTGCCGTTGTTCCAACAGAAATAACTCGCCGAGCAATAATTTTAAGCGGAACAGCAGCTAAAATTGGCAATACATCAGTAGTTCCATCTAAAAATTCAAGCGCTATTTCTCCTCCTTGCTGGGCATAAATAGCTCGAGAAACATAAGCTCCCGTAATAGGATCTAAAAAATGAGCGTCTAAAGTAACTGGCAATGTTTTTTGAATTTCTCTTGGAGTATATGCAAATCCTGCATGAGCATCGTAAGGAAAAATAGACCCCATTGTAAAATTTTTTGAAAATGGCATGTTTAAATCCTTTTAAACATATAAAAATTAATCTATTAAAAAATAAAAACATTTAAATTACAATTTGTTGCCCTACAGTCATATAACTAATATTAACAATACCAGGAGGATTTACAAATTTAATATTGCAAGAAGAATTTGTTAATTGAACATTTTTAAACCATACATTTGATGATGGATTAATTGAATTAATTTGTAAAATTATAGCGTGTAATGCTAAAAATCGTGAATCATATAAAGTTATTGATGAAGAATTACCCGCATTAACAATAACATTTGATCCTTGTGCAAAAATTTGATAAGGATACCCTGGAGCTGCTGAATTTAATTGATTAAGATCAATTCTATTTACAAAAGGATAATTTAAAATAGTTGCTCCTGAAGAAGTGTCAGCATTTAATAACATAATAGAAGGATTATATTGACACTGAGGAATAATTGTATTGTTTGAATTTACAAAAAAATAAGGTTCTTCGCAAATCCAAACATCTTTTCCGTTTGGTGCTATTGTAGCTAATGTATTATTTTGCAATATTGATTTTGGAATAGTAGAAATTGAATCTTTAAAAAGTTTAAAAATATTTCCGTCAATATAATATTCTGCTCCATCCAAAAGATCTGAAGTATCAATAAGATTAGGTTGAAAACTACTATTTACATAAGGTTTTATTTGATTATATAATGGTTTGCAATATTTTGGCATAATAAATTCCTATAAATTTCTTTAAATAATTGGCCTGATAATTACTACAGAAAAAACAGAAGCGCCTGGAGCGCCATCTAAAGAAAAAGTAACCTGGCCTGGGGAAGAAGTATCGATAGAATAAACGCCATTTGCAATACAAGTATCGGGGCCTGAATAACTTAAACAAGTTACGAATGCAATATCGCCGGTTAAAGAACCTGGAGTTGCTAATGTAATTGTATTAGATGCCCCTGCGTTTGATATATTTGATCCAAAAATTACATTACTTGCATGTTGCCATTTTGAATAATTTGGAAGATTAGAAAAATCAATAGAAGATGGTTGACTATTTGATTGAATTTTTAAAATACCTAATTCAGGGGTTCTTACCCATCTTCCATTTTTCCCACCCGCCGATAATACTTGATTCGGGATTAATGGAAGATTAGAATTAAGATAAAAAGTAAATATGCCTAAAGGTGGATTTGTGGAAGCACTGTTTCCAGAAGAAATAAAAGCATAAGAATGATCAGAATATCCCGTAGTGTCAACTAAAGATAATTCATTAACGCTATTATATTGTTTTATATTAATAAAAAAATTTCTTATATACTGCCCAGACATGACCGTGTTTACCATATAAATTCCTTTTAAAATTATTTATTTAATCGTGAGGAAACGCAACTAAATTATAATTAGTAGGCCCTGTTGGAGTTCCGTTCCATTTAATGGTAACTGAATTAGTATTTACTTGAATATTTAATGGAGCTGTTGGCACTCCTCGTATTGATGGCGAACCTAATGGAGATAAAAATACCGCATCCCCTTGATTAACAAAATTAAATGGAATTACATCAACGGCAGCAGGAACACCGGAAATATATTTTGTTGCTTCAGGCCCCATCCATGAATTTGCCAAAATAGGCAAATTTGAAACATCAATTGTCCCGTCATCATTAACTAAAACACCCAAATAAGTTTGAATCCAAGCATAACCATAAGTTGTTGGATATAAATTTCCATAAAATTGATCGTTGCTTAAAAGATTTTTTGGAATTTCATTTTTAGTTAAATACCAAGTAAAAAAACCTTGTCCAGGGACAATTACTGAAGTACCACTAACAAATCCAGTTGTATCTAAAGCGCATACCGCATTTAAATTTGGATAAGAAGGAAGATTATTTGAAAAATTAGAAAAATAATGTTCCTTCTTATCC